GATCTTTTTATCTCATTGTCTACTGTATACATATCTCGTATAAGTATTGCTGCTTCTTCTTTTGGTGTTATTTCCATTGTAGTTCGGTCTCTATTGCTTTTAATTTTTTATACGCTTTTGTAGATATCTCTTTTTGAGCTACCCATTCTGGATCACTACTAAAATCAGAGGACTCTCCAGTAGATGTTAATTTAAACTGTTCTACCGTTAAAGCTTTAGATCTTACTAACTCCTCTATGATGTCCTCTGATATTTTAATAGTGAATATTCTCATTTAGAATGGCAATCCGCTGTCTTCTTCTCCTGTTTTTACTGCTGATACATCTTGTCCAGCTGCTATGTTTTCAATTCTCCACCCTTCAATAGTATTAAAGAATCTTACTTCTCCTTTTGGGCTTTTCCACTCTCTCCCTCGTAAATTAATAGAGATATCTATTTCATCCCCTGGAGCTAATCCATCTAACAAACTTACTTTGTCCTGTGTAAACTGTATAGCTAGATGTTGTGGATAATCTGTGTTACCATCAGTTGTTAAGATTAAATCTCTTTTGCTGAACTTCTCAGATATTACCTGTGTGTCCATTACTTGTTTAACTATTCCTTTAATGTTCATTTTATTGTATTTATTGGTTATTTACTTTTTAAAATCTTCACTTTCATCTTCTCCGAATACTCCTAATTCGTAAAAGCCTGTTAACTTTAACACTGCTCTAGACATTGCTCTTTTCTCTGCCATCTCCATCACATACCAAGTATTGCAGTTTCCATCCTTATGGCTAACACCTTTTAATGCACTACCAAAGGTTTGTATCACTAAACTATCTATATTAGCGTATGCTTTTACTACACAAAAGTTCTTTTCACAATTAATAACTTCGTAATTGATAGCTATATTTTCTTTAGCTTGGATCTTGTCTATTCCTGCTCTAGTTATAATTAAGTAGTGTTGATGCTTAAAGACATCACTCTCTTCTAATCCGTACTTTTTATATAGTACTGCTATTTTTTCTCTGTTCATTTGTTTTGTTTTTAATTTATTCAAAGATAATCATTTATCTCGTAATTCCTAAAGTTTAATCTGTTTAGTTACAGACTTTTTATATATCGCTTTAATTTTATTATGTAGATCTATATTGAAGTTGTCCCAATGTCTCACCATACTATCCTGCGTAGGTCTTTTAAATATGGAATTAATTGTCTCGTAATTATTATAGTTAGTACTTTCTCCCCAAAACTCGTTAGGTGGATCTAACTCTCTATCTTTAGTTGGTATCATTTTGCTCTTTATTAGGGTTAATGTAAATTGATCTTATAGTGAAGTCTATTTTATTAATATACTCTTTAAAGCTCTTACTTTTAAGCTCCCATACTTTCCCTTCCTCAGAGTTTAATACTTGCTTAAAGTTGTCCTTTGTATCGCTACGTAGAAAAGTTCTAACCTCTAAAGGTGTTAAATCGTACTCATACATTGCAGGCTTAGCATAAACTATTTCTACTCTGTTAGTTGATTTTACTCTCTGAGATTCTCCATACTGTGATTTGTGAATAATTGTATGGCTATTTTTTAAAAAGTTTTCCATCTTATTCTCCTCGTTTAACTCTCTCATATCGTTCCAATATGCTAAAATATAGTAAGAGTCTGGTAGTTGTATGTCTGATCCTGCCAATACTGAGGGAGAGCTGCATACTGAGTAGTTAATGTTTCTTTGGTCTAGTTTTTGAAATACGTTCATTTGTTTTATTTGTTTGTTTGTTTGTATGCTACAAATATATATCAAAAAACAATACCCTCGACATTTATTTTAAACATCGAGGGTAGAGCTTAGTTAGACTAGTAAAAGAAATTAATCTTTTTTCTTCTTCTTTTTCTTCTTAGGGATTATATCCTCTTCAGGTAGTATCCAATCTAGTATTATAATCTTTAATTTATCTATACTCCAGGGGCAGTTATACTCAACACCACTAGACGTTACAATAGTAGTTTCTCCATCCTTCCTAATATTGTCTATATTAATGAAGTAGATTATCTCTAAGTTACTAGGGTCTAATTTAACAGCTTCCCCATTTTCCATAAAGGCTGCCATCTCTGGGCTTATTTCAAATATTGGTAATCCTATCATAAGTAGTTACGTCTTTCTAAATAATTAATATAAGCTCTATTGCTTACTTTGTACTGGTGCTGTGACTCTTCACAATAAAGGATTCTTTGTACTGTACCCATCTCTGTAATAACAGTCTTTAATAGTACAACATCTTTAGAACCGCTTACAGGGCATACCCACTTAGGCAATCCCTTTTCTACTCCTTTATGTGTAATTGTACTAAAGTAAGTTCTAAGAGTTAGGTACAGCTCCTCAGTAGTTACAATGTCACCTTTATTATAATCTACCATTTTTTTTAAATACTCCTTTTGTTCTTTTCTGCTACCGTACTCTATCATATCCCACATATGTAAACCCTCGTGAGACTGCTTTAAAGTTAATCCAAAGTACTGAGCCATATAAGCCATAGAAAAGGACGGTAATCTAAAATACCTCTTAGCCATTCTGTAGATATCAAAAGACTTAACAAATCTAGTAACTTGTAGATCGTGTTTAGCTGCTCTAGTATTTATCCACTTATTATCGAATGAATTGTTATTTTGACCTATAACCATTGAGGCTTTATTATACTCTAACAAGAATTTAGACAACATTTTTTTATCGCAATGATCTTTATCCCAAGTAAGAGAATAAACCTTACTAGTACCTAACCACTTCCAAGCTATACTGATTATCTTGGCTTCACTTCTCAGCTGTTGGTGTCGAATGTATTGTTTACCAGTCCACCAGGTATCAGCTTTAATTCTGCTAGTCTCGATATCGTACACCATTATTCTCTCACTAGGCATTATACCACTATAGGTATTTACTCCTAGTTCCTTTGCTAGTAGTCTAACTGTTCTAGGTGTTATATCGAGCTCTTTACTTAGAGTCTCCTGTACTTCTAATTTAGGCATAGACGAAGAGTATAAGTCTATTAATCTTTGCTTCTGTACATTATTTAAGGTAAGCTTATTACCTCTACCACGTTTAGCCATATTTTAAGTTTTGACAAATATAAGTTTAATTAAAAAAATAGTGTTACGATTTATGTATTATTATAGTTATCGCAAAATAAAGCCTTATTAGCTACTGGCTCAGTCTCGCTTAATATCATATCTAGTAAAGCTGTATAATTAGCTAAGTCTATAACGCTATCTCTTATGCTTTCATTGTTAGGGTTTCTGGTTTTTAATAACACTCCTAATCTAGCAACCTTAGTAGCTATTAAGCTTAAACATTGTACGTCTGCGGGTATACCACAAACCTCTCCAGCTACTTTAAAATTGTTTAACCTATCATCATTAGCATAGTCATTTCCTTTACTAAGCATTATCTTTTTCTGTCTCTCTACAAAATCCTCAAAATGTTTAACTTGCTCTTCTTTGTTCATAGTCCTGTTTTTAGGTTTCTAATTAATATTGCATTCTCATTAATTAATATTGCATTCTCATTGTTAACTTTAGTAAGTAAATCTACCTTTTTAGCCATTTCTAGATACTTCTTAGTCATTACTTTCTCTGTTTGGTATAATTCTAAGGTAGTCTCTCGATAAGCTCTTAAAACGCCTATAACGCCTTTTCTTGTTTTTACATCTTTGTCTGGATGCTTCTCTATAAATTTGTCTAGTCCCTCCAGGAGAAAGTTAATAGAGTAGTTGATAGCATCATCTTGACACGCAAAGCTTAATAGTTTTAGTTTATTCATTGTTTTGTTTTTTGTACAGTTTATTGTATTAAAAACTGGACATTAATTAAATTTTAACACTAGCTAATGACACATTAAAAAAACGTGTCATAGCCTGCTATTAGCGTTAACTAAAGCAGTGTGCTATTAGTTCGCTCCTGTGCTATTTTAAAGTATTTTTCATCCTGTTCAATTCCGATAAAATTTCTACTTGTGTTTTTACAAGCTACTCCAGTTGTTCCACTTCCCATAGTCATATCTAAAATCACATTACCTTCATTTGTGTATGTTTTAATTAAATACTCAATTAAATCAACTGGCTTTTGTGTTGGATGTACTTTTCCGCTACTATTATGAACACACTTTATATTCAATAAAGCTGTGTCTGGTGTGATTAAATCACTTTGATTATCTGTATAGACTTTTTTTTGTTTACCGTAGTTTTCTGTTTTGGAGTTAAATAAATTACCACTTTTAACCTCCGTTGTTCTTTTTCTTTTTTGTGGGTTATACGTTGGGGGCTTCTTGTAAAATACTTGTATTGCTTCGTGTCCACCCATTGGCATGCGTTTAGCATTCAAGTTACCTGTTTTTAAGTTCTTAATCCAAATCCATTCATATTTATGATGTTTTATTTGTGAGTAAATTAAAGTTGTTGTGAAAGGTTGAGCAGAAAATAGAACAACAGGTGCTCTTTCTTTACTTACTCTCCAGATCTCATTCCACAATAACCCTAAATTAATAACACTATCCCATTTGTTTTGAGTAGTCCCATAGGGTAAATCACAAATAATAGCATCTATACTATTATCTGGTATTGTTTTCATTATCTCAATACAGTCTCCTTTTCTTAAATCTATCATTTTGTTTTGTTTGTTAAAAATTAAAAAACGCTAATACTACCTACAAAACACATTAAAACGTGTTGTAGCCTTTAACATTATGCTTAATTAAGTATTAGGTAACAATCTTCTTTAACTCGCTTTTGTGGTACATTTCAGCAAATAATATTAACTGCTCCTCTGTATATTCGTACTCTATGTTTATTTCAAATATTTTTGAATGTTCGCTTAATCCTTTTAAAAATTCTTCTGCTGTTTTGCTCATTTTGTAGTTTTTAATTCGTTAAATAAAAAGTGTTTAGCCTTATCCATTATTCCCCAAAGGTAATACTTATTCATCAAAAAAACTATTATCAGGCTCTAAAGTTTCTTTAGGTAGTTCAGGTTCATTAGTCATAAAGGCTGCTCTCCTACTGTTTCCTGCATCTAACCAGTAATATCTATTTTGTTTCCAATCCCAGTGTAATCTAGCTTCTGCACCATAAGTAGCAATTCCTTTAGGTTTAGCTTTCTGAACTATTAACAATGATACGTTATCTCCATAAGGGATACCGTTCTCATCCTTTAACCAAGCTGGAGGTCTATAAACTAATACCATCAAGAACCCTCTTCTCCACCACGTTCTCCCACCGTTCCACTCATTAGGTAAAGCTGGTCTTAGATAAGCTTGTCCAGTATCTTTGTCTAGTTGGGTAGGTACATCTGCTATATGATTAATTAATATATCAATTCTTTTATTTGCTTTAGATACCTTACGAACCATTTTTAACTCTCTGTTTAACCAGTGGTGTGTACCTCCGCAAGCGTGTGACTCATCAATAGCATCATTAAAAGGGTCAAAAAGGGTAGTATCAAATTTAATAGAATACTCTTTCTCTGCTTTACTAGCTTCATTGTAAAAGTCTGTAAGTGTCATATCTTCTGAATCATCACAAAATATAAAATGTTCTGATATAAAATACTCTGCTTGTAGTCTTTCTTTATCTGACATATGATATTGATTAGCTACTTTAAATGGTTTCCCTATGTATTTATGACAAAGGTCTGCTATAATCTCCTCTACTTCTCCATTCTCTCCTAAATAGATAAAGTGTTTCCATCCATTTTTAACAGAGGTATTTAATAACATTTCTAGTACTACTTCTGTTTTACCAGAGTGAGGAGCACCAGCAAAGAATATAGGATAGCCTTTTAACAGGGTAAACGCTTCGTCTACGTTATCGAATCCTGTACTCTCTCCTTTGATCCATCCACTCTTTCTAAGTGTCTGTAGTTGGTCGGTTTTATGTTCTACTTTATGGTACATAATTTATTTGTTTTTAGTTTATAATAATCCTCCTATACCGTATCTAGTGTGCTTAGCTACTTCCTCCTCTTTAAGATAAGGGATTGTATTTAATATTTTAGTTTTCCAGTTAGTTATTTTTTTGTCATTACCATCTTTCCACTCGTTAGCTTTCCAAGATTGGTATTTTAACCCTGCTGCATTTTGAATAGCTAAGTACTTATCTGGTTTAACTTCTTTAATGTAATCTAAAAATGTAGATAGTGTGGGTATATCTTTCTCCTCCTTATTCTTATCTTTATCCTTATCTTTATCCTTATCCTTATAGCTAGCCTTTTGCTTAACCTTTGCTTTAGCATTGCCACCCTTAGAACCAGCAGCCTGTCTGCGTTTGCGTTTCTCACTTAACATATCGTACTGTTTATTAAGATAGTCAATATTTATTTTATCGTGTTTGTTTTCGTGTTTAATAATACCTAATTCTATTAACTCTAAAATCATTGTATCATTGCTAAACTTTTTCTGTAGCATTGCTAGAGTTATGCTACAATCTTTAATCCAATAGTATCCACATACATCTATAAAGAATCCTTTCATTTCATAAGACTCTAAGCTAATGTCTCCATTTTGCCAAGCTTGTACTGTAAACCTAAAGTAAGGTAATTCATTCGCCATTGTTAGCCCCCTTCACTTCTGCTATTAATCTCTTAAGATGTTTTTGTAATTTGATTGCTGTATCTACGTCTAATGATACGCTTTGATAGTTAAACTGGTGATCTATATCTGATTCTTCGATAGCTATTAGTATCGTTTTTGGTGTAGATAGGCTACACTCTAAAGATGTTTCACCGTAATGTTCTTCTACGGAGTAGTATTTTATTTTTACCATAATATATTGACTTGTAAAGTAAGCCATCCTGTTAAATTAAAAAACCCCCATAAGGGCTGATCGCAGCAACCCAAATGAGAGTAATTTTTATTATAATCGTTAAACACCTGCGATGTGTTTGTAATTCCTGAAAAGTTATTCGTACTACTTAAATATATACTTTTATTCTATTTGGTTAAGAGTACCACTTAGAGGGTAAAACAAAAAAGCACCGACCAAGCTACTTAAAACCCCTCTAAATGATAAACTTATATTTCTTTTTAATGTCATAGGCCTTAATCTCTGATGCAAATATACAACTTTATTTTAATTAATTGCATAAATCGTAAAAGAATTTTTAAAATCTGTATTATATTTACATTGTGATACTAACAAAAAGAGAAATAATAGAAATAGTAGCCAATGATACTAGGTATCTTAAGTGCTGCGAAAAGTGGGTTAAACGAGGAGACTTGTATAAAGATCTATATCAATTCATTATGCTATCAGTATGTGAAATGGATGAAAAGAAGCTCCAGGTGATACACTCAGGCAATTTATATTCCTATGTTACTAGGATGATATGGCTAAACGCTGTAAGTAAAACAGCACCCTTCTATCGCTATAATAGGCAGGTAGGAGATGTAGAACTCACAGACGATACCAAACATTCGTTAACTTATGAAATCATCTTAGATGAAGAGAATCAAGAAATAGAGAATGAGGAGCTACTAGATCATATAGAGCTATTCCTGAAATCAGAAGTTGCCTATTGGGAGTCTAAAGGAAAAAAGGATAAGACTCTAGCCGTTAAGTTACTCGAGAGATATACAGAGATAGGTAATTTTAGAGCGTTAGCAAGAGAAGCAGATATGCCATACAGTACAGTAAGATATACTATTAAAACACTATTAGAAAAAATCAATGAAGATATTACTAGTAACTACAAAAGAGCTAACAGGGCTTAATTATCATAGACAGTTTGTCCCTCATTCTCATTTACAAGATACTTATGGTAAGGAGATGTACGAATATTCTAAATGCTTTAGTCTAGCTGATTTAACAGATGATCAGATACAAGATCACGACTTAGTAAGTTTTTTAAGGATAGCGGAAAACCCTAGCCTATTAGATCCTACTGCTAGTATATTAAGAGCAAAGAAGCTAGGCTGTAAAACTATACTAGATATAGATGACTACTGGGTATTACATCCTAAACACCCTCAAAAAGAGATATACGAAAAGAATAAATATCCACAACATGCAATAGATGGACTTAAAGCAGTTGACTATGTTACAACTACTACTGAACACTTTGCAGATAAGATAAGAGAATACAATAAGAATGTAGTAGTACTACCTAATTCCATAGATCCAAATCAACCCCAGTTTAAAGTACAAGAGATTCCTAATGATAGAGTTCGGCTGGGTTGGATCGGTGGAGTATTTCACGCTGAGGATTTAAAGATGGTACACAATGGTTTTAAAGAAGTATGGAAAACTGTTAATCATAGTAAATTTCAGTTCTGTTTAGGTGGTTGGAACTATCCTGAGAAGTTAGGTTATGTACAGCACCAAATTAAACACGCTCCATTTGATCCAAGTATGTTACAAATGTTTAAAACTTTTGAATCTAAGTTATTAAGAGGACAAGACATCCCAGATAATTACATATTTAGGGACGAATTTAACAACATACCGCCCTATGATTTAATTGAGGGGTATATGACTGACTTCTTAAAGTTCCCAAAAGATGAACTATATAAAAACTTCTTAAAATCTAAGGTCGCAGATATAACTAAAGGATTTGATAAGCCATATAGAAGGCTACACGGTCAAACAGCCGATAAGTATGCTAGTATGTATAATAATATAGATGTTGCTTTAGTTCCATTGGTAGAGAATAGTTTTAATAGCTACAAGTCACAGATAAAAATAATTGAAGCGGGATTTTTCAAAAAAACTGTTGTAGTTTCGAGTGTAAATCCGTATCTTGCGGACTGTAACAAGAGTAATAGTATACAAATATTACCTTCAAAGCGTGGTGATGGTTGGGGTTCAGCTATGAAAAGCCTTATATTTAATGAGAATAAAAGAGAGGACTTAGCAGAAGCTTTACACGAACACGTTATGGATAACTACTTAATGGATAAAACAAACAAGATTAGACATCAATTATATCAAAACTTATGAGAATAGGCTTAGGCGTAACTTCGTACAAAAGACCACAGATGCTACAGAAATTCTTAGCCAATCTATACGAGAATGTTACTTACGATTATGTATTGCACATAGCACAAGATACTGACATAGATAGGCAAGGTGTAGCAGCTAGAAAAAATGAATGTTTAAGAGCGTTAAAAGACTGTGACCATATATTTCTATTTGATGATGACTGTTATCCAATTAAAAAAGGTTGGGAAGAGTTCTTTATTAAGAGTGGACAAAATCACTTACTATTCTTAGATGATAAGCTTCACAAGAACTGGGGTACTGCCTCAACTTCTAGCTCTATACTAGATGTCTACAGAGATTGTGGAGGTGTATTTATGTATATGACTAGAGCAGCAGTAGAAAAGGTTGGAGCGTTTAATGAAGGGTTTAAGCTTTGGGGATTTGAACACGCTGAGTATAGTATCAGGATCTTAGGAGAGCACGGTAACTATCCAATGTTAAGAGGTACAAGTGAGTACTTATACTCAGAAGATTACAGTAACCCTGAACACGTTTCAAGCATTAGTAACCTAGAGAAAGGTAGATTATTTAGACAAAACTACCCATTGTTTATAGATGGAATTAAAACAGAATACATAGAGTTATGATAAATAAAAGATCCGTAAAACCTTTAATTGGATTTATTAGCCCTCCTACAGAGAAGGAGAGGAAAGAGATTAAAAAGAGGATACTAGAAGCCTATAGCAATATGGGTACTGGTGCGCTTATAATGAATTATAGTGATACTACTCCATCAATAGAGCCAATAGGTAGAAGATTATTATACGGACATAAACATAGAAAATAATATGAGAATCTTATTTAAATTTGCAACAAGATCTAGACCTCAACTATTTGAGAGAGGGATCAAAAGTATTATAGATAACTGTATATCAGATGATTATATTATACTGGTGTCTTATGATAACGACGACCATACGATGAAAAACGTAAGGGAGAGTCATTATAAGAATACTGTGCTAAGTGCTGGTACTTCACTAAACAAGATACACGCAATCAATAGAGATGTATCAGCTATGCCTGAATGGGATATACTTGTCAATATGTCAGATGATATGTTATTCACAAAGAAGGGATTCGATGAGATTATACGCAATAACTTTGCTTTGGATCTATCAATGGAGATGGGAATGACTTATAAAGCTAAGTATAATTTAGATCAATGTCTACACTTTCCAGATGGTAATCGTAACGATCTGATTACTATGTCTATAATGGGTAGAGAGTATTATGAAAGGACTAGCTATATCTATAATCCAGAGTATAAAAGTTTATACTGTGACAATGAGCAAACAGATGTCGCAATGTTACTAGGTAAGTATAAATATGTAAACGAGGATATAGTACGACATTTACATCCTGCTTATGGTAAGGCTGCTATGGATGCGCAATATGTACACACTGAGAGTTTAGGAGGGGAGGATAAGGTAACATACGAAAAAAGAAAACTAAAAAATTTTGATTTATGAAGTTGAGCATACTAATATTAACAATGAGAGAGAGGAAGGGTTACTTGAAAAGACTTAAGAAGATTTTGGATCCACAAGTTAAACCAAGGTGGAGCGATGTAGAGGTTTTGATCCAGCACGATGATGAACACATAAGTAGTACAGTTGGGGCTAAAAGAAACGCTTTACTTGCAGATGCTAAAGGGGACTATGTATGCTTTATCGATGACGATGATATAGTTAGTAATGATTATGTATCAAATATCCTAGAATCTATACAGAGTGATCCAGACTGTTGCAGTTTGCGTGGAGTTATTACTACAGATAATGGGGAGCCTTATATCTTTGAGCACTCTATACAGTACAAAGAATATAGAACTAATATAGATGAAAGTCCTATTAAGTACGAGAGATACCCAAATCATTTGAATGCTATTAAAAGAAGTATAGCTATTAAGTATAAGTTTCCTTCAACAAACTTTGGGGAGGATACCGACTGGGCTACACAGATTTTTAAGGGTGGAGACATTAAAACAGAGGTGGCTATAAATAGTATAATGTATCACTATCTCTTTAATTCTAAAAAATAAATGAAAAGTATAGTGTTTATTATAAAATTAATGTTATCTTTGAGTAGAAATTAACAATTAAACATTTTAACCAATGGTTGTTGTGATGTTTCAAAATCTATTAAGCTAGGCTTTACTTAGGAACGGGTAGAGTCTAGTTTTAACTTTAAGTATAATATGAAAACAAAAGAAGAAGTTTTAGTAGCGATAAGAGATTATCACATTAATGAGTGTGGTAACGCGATGTTGTCGTTTAGTTGTTATGCAGATGAGATTTTTAGCTATAATGTCACGTTCAATGGAGTGTTGCACGAGATTAATGTTATAACTAAAGATGTTTTATTTTGCACTATGAGTATTGAGGATATAATCCATTTAGAAGATATAGGATTTATAGATTATAGGGTGTTTGCTCGTTCAAGGTGTACAGATGTGGGTAGATGGTCTGTAAATGGGGGAACAATTAACCAGCAATCTGATCTTGAAAAGGCGAACAATTAACCACTAGTAAATGAAAGTAATATCATATAGTTTATTCGGATACGGTAAAGAAAGAGCAGAGAACTGTTTCGACTTCAATAGTTACTTGCGTGGCTTAATGGTTAATATTCGTTTACAGCGTTTATTATTCCCTAAATGGAAGGTAAGACTACACCTAGATCAAAAGACTTACGATGGGTTTAAAAGGTTCTTTGAATTGCTTAGTGAAGATATACATTACAATGCTATTGATATAGTTATTTGTGAGGATGCTCCACTTACTAAAGCAATGTTATGGAGACTTAAACCGATGTTTGATCCTAACGTAGAGATGTTTATCTGTAGAGATATAGAAGCACCTTTGATGTATAAAGATGTACAAGCAGTAACACAATGGGAGCAAAGCACAAAGACAGTACACGCTATTACATCTAGTGCTAGTCACAATATCCCAATGATGGGAGGAATGATAGGCTTTAAGAGAGAAGCAAGAGCGAGATTTAATGCAAATACGTGGGATGAGTTAGTTAATATCAAATATGATTGGACTGTAAAAGGAACGGATCAAGACTTCTTAACTAACTATGTTTATAGAGCCTTTGCAACCAGACAGAATGATAGTATAATGCAGCATTACTTTTATGGTATGGCTAATACTTTCTTAGATGGCTACTTAACTTGTAGTTGTCCACAGTTAGGAACACACGCAGATGATTGTCATTTGAATGTACACGTAGAAATACCATTTGAACTAAAAGAAACGGATCATTTGTGTGGTCACATAGGAGCAGCTGGGTATTATGAGGCTCCAATGAATAACTTCTTATTAGGATATAAGAACGAGTTTGACGATTTAAGGGAAGCGGAGAAGCTGCACAACCCTAGTATATTTAACTGGAATATTTAATGGAGAAGATAGTAGTAGTAAGTAGTAATAACAACCCAGATTATTTATTCTATCTACCTTATGTAGAGAAAGCTTGGGCGCACTTTGGATGGAGTCTATGTGTATTAGTTACCAATGATGTAAACACTGACACATTAAAGAATACTTTAGAGTCTACTAGGATAATAAAGCTACCTAATATAACAGAGCTAAGAACTGAAACAATAGCACAAGTAAGCAGGTTATACGCTGCAAATTTTCTACCTGATGATGCTCTGATAATGACTAGTGATATGGATCTAATACCATTAAGTGATTATTGGAGTCCTAAGCTAGGAGATGTAACAGTCTATGGTTATGATTTAACCGACAGAACTACCTACCCAATGAGCTATATTGCTATGAGTGGTGCTAGTTGGAAGTCTCACCTAAAATGTACAGGCTGTATTACTTTCGATATGTTGAGAGATGCTAGAGAGTTTGAGAGATATGCTTATAATGAGAACTGGGAGATGTGGTGGGGTTACGATCAACACTTAGTAACTAAGAGACTAGGTAGGTTAAAAGATCTAGGTACGTTAACTTTAATAGATAGAGGTCGTATTAGAATAGCTGGAGCAAATCTAGCAATAGGTAGAGTTGATCGATACAACTGGACAGAGACACAGAAGCAATCATCGTTTATAGACGCTCATTGTCACAATAACAATGTAGAGCACGAAGATAAGTTATTACCATTTTTAGAATTGTATAATAAATTTCACGAGTTATGATAAGAAATAGTTTTTTAAAGAAGATAGACAATAGGTCTAACCACCGTTTACTTCTTTGGTATGCATTAAGAGCTACTAAAGGTAAGGTAGTAGAGTATGGAAGTGGAGAAGGATCTACTCAATACTTAAGAGGATATTGTAAGGATGCAAAGAGAGAGTTTGAGACGTACGATTATAGTCCAGAGTATGCTAAGATGAATGACTCTACACTTATTAGAGACTGGGATAGTATTAAGCCTTTTGGTAGTGTTATATTGATAGACCATTCACCAGGAGGTCGGAGACACGTAGATATTAAGAGATTAGCAGCTAACTTTGATATAATGGTGATACACGACTCAGAACCTACAGGAGGAGGAGACTATAAGCTAGAGCCATTATGGAGTATGTTTAAGTATAGAGTAGATGTAAAGAGTGAGGGAGCTTGGGCTACTGCTGTAAGTAATACAATAGACTTAAAAGGATTTAAAGGTAAGAAATTTGGTAAATATAAAATAGATTAATTATGACTCCACAATACATATACATCGCATTACTAATAATTACACTAATAGTTAATGCTGTTAATCACGGGAAGCCGAAAAAAGATTACAACATAAATACAGCCTTGGTGGCTATGGCTCTTAATATATGGCTAATGTACGAGGGAGGGTTTTTAGATCCTTTAATTAATAAATAAACAATTATGAAAAGACTGATTTTAAATATAGCATTAGCATTTACTTGCATAGCTATTTCGTTAATGTTTATTGACGAAGGTAAAGACATAGAAGCAATACTCTGTCTGATCTTGGTTTTTATGAATGATATACAGTATAGACTAACTAATAACAAATAATTATGATAGACGCAATATTAATATTACTAGTAGTAACAGCAGTATGTACTATGATGGTAAAGAGTAAAGAAAAAGAAGATAAACGCAAAGAGGATGAATAGCAATGGTTAACTTATAACCAAAACAATATTAATTATATATTTAAGTAGTGATAACAAAGAAACAATACAACACACTAAAAGGACATAAGGATATGTTAATGCTTTTTAGATCCTCTGGGGAAGCAATAGGAAATTTAGAACCTTTGTATAATATACATAAAGAGATTACAGGGAGACAAGCTTTAAGAGGTTGTAGTAGTTGTTTAGGAGAGATACTAATAGATTGTATTAATATACTAGAGAAGTATGAGCGAACTTAAAGTATGTCGAGTCTGTGAGTTAATGGACGATGATGCAGCACTTAAACAAGTAGAGTTTTGCGAATCTTGTGATGCTTGGATGTGTTCAGGGTGCAAGCAAAACATATACAAGAGAGGTATGGCAATGATTAAGGAAAGGGAGTTAAAAGAGCAAAGATTAGGATACATAGCTTTGATAGTTGTGTCTGCTTTGTCATTATTTATATTAAGTCATTAAGTATGGACGAGTTCAGAGATAAGGATGGTAAGTTTAAAGCAGGTAACTTATTCTCAGTAGGGTTAACTAATAATGGAGTGCCCCCTATGTATGATGATGCTAATAAGATGGCAGAGAAGATAGCAGGGTATTTGAATTGGGAGGATGCACAGAAAAGACCTGATTCATTTTCAAAGATGGGCAAAGGTGTTTATACTTTAAGCGGATTAGCTCTGTTTTTAGGGTTTGCATCGTTACAATCTTTATATGATTATGAGAAAAGAGGAACCGATTTCGCTTATATTCTTAATAGATTCAGATTGTTTATGACACATTGGAACGAGCAAAAGATGTATTGGGGTGGTACTTATCCAGCTGCACAGTTCTGGTTACGTAACCACGGAGGGTACACAGAGGAGACAGTTCAGAACCAAAATCAAAAGGTAACTAACGTAACAGTAGAAGTTATTCCTAGTAAGCACAAGATTAATACTAACGAGAAAGACATAGAGATATAGTTTGTTTAAAGGTTCAGTACTATATGAAGCTAACTTAAACCTCTCTAAAGATGTTGCAGTCAATCAGGGGGGTTCATCCTCTGGTAAGACTTATTCTATATTACAGGTTCTATTTACTAAAGCTATCGAGTCTAAGGTTATAATAACAATAGCTGGACAAGATGTGCCAAACTTAAAAGCTGGTGCATTACGTGACGCATTAGACATCTACAATGACTCAACAGAGTTGCAGAGCCTAATTACATTCTATAACAAATCAGAGAGAATCTTTACATTTGCTAATGGTTCTATTATGGAGTTCAAGTCTTATAAGAATCAGCAAGATGCTAAATCAGGTAAGAGAGATTACTTATTTATGAATGAGGCTAATGGTATGCCTTACATTGTTTGGTTTGAGTTAGAGATAAGAACTAAGAAGAAATCATATATTGATTATAATCCTAATAGTGAATTTTGGGTACACGAGAAGTTAATAGGTAATGATAATGTACAGTTGTTTATATCAGATCATAGGCATAATCCATTTGTACCTCAGAAAGTTAGAGACAAATTAGAAGCTTTAAAGCTTAAAGATATAGAGCTATTCAAGGTGTACGGTAGAGGTTTAACAGGTAAGATAGAAGGGTTAATCTTTAGGAACTACAACCTAGTTGATGTAATACCAGAGGGTGCTAAGTTAGTATCTTATGGTATGGATTTTGGTTTTACTAACGATCCTACTACTTGCTTAGCAGTTTACTTACAAGATGGTGAGTTATGGGTTAAGGAGTTAATCTATTCTACTGGGTTAACTAATCCAATGATAGGAGATAAGCTTAAAGCTGTAGGTGTATTACCTTTAGAGGAGATAGTAGCAGATAGTGCAGAGCCTAAGAGTATACAGGAGATCTATAACCAGCGATTTAATATTAAAGGAGCTAAGAAAGGAAAGGATAGTATTAAGAGTAGCATAGATATATTAAAGAGATACACAATAAACATCACTAGATGTAGTGTAAATCTAAATAAGGAACTACAGAGTTATAAATGGAGTGAAGATAAAGAGGGCAAGCAATTAAATGTTCCTGTTGATTTTAACAATCACTTAATTGATGCCCTCCGTTATGTTGCTTTAAATAAATTAGCTAATAGTAATAGCGGTGTTTATTCATTAGAGTGATCCTCTTTAAATGGATTTACTAAATGAATCTCTACAGGATACCTTTGTATTATAGTACAACCTTCTGGATAGATCCCGTAAGCTCCTATGTTTTGAATCCTTATGCTTGTTTCGTTATGAAATGTCGTTAATAAGGATTTGATATCCTCTGATAATTTCAACTTCTTTTCTTGTATTTTCTTTACATCCATCTATTCTAAGTATTTAATTAAAGCCACGACCATCATAGCCGTGGCAAATATAAGTATTAATCCTTTAACCTCTTCCATCCCTTAGTCTGAGTCTTATTAATTGATAAATTACCCTTAGTGTGTACATTCTGATTCTAGTAAGGGGTTGGTATGTGAGCAGTTGATAAACGATGTAGGTGAGTTACTTGCTTGTAATCTTTTGTTTAAGAATCCGCTATGCTTATAAAGAGACATTTCATCCCCTAGTTGTGAGTTATAAAAGCCTACCAACACACCTGTTCCTAGTTCATCCCAACAATAAACCACCTCTCCCTTCTTAAACTCCTCTACTGGTTGTAGTACCTTTAACTCTTTCTCTATTTTATCTAATCTATTCTCTATTTCGATAAACCTCTCTGTTTCTCTCATTGTCATCATAATGTTATCGCTGTTTTAAATTTAAATATATCATTCTTTTCATCCCATCCTCTTGATGTCCCTGGAGTATTCATCCATTTCAAATACAAATCTTGGTTTAAACTCATTGAAGAGTCGAGCTTATTACCTGTCTTAGTCTTGAACCAAAATGTACGTTCTCCTACATCTGTCTCCCTTGTGTTACCGAATTGTTTAATCTTTACTTTCATAGTGTTTGTTTATTATTTCTAGTATTACATCTGCAAATCCTGCTGCGTATCCTAACTGTTTAATTGTTACGTTATCTCTTCCTGTAGAGTATTTTAAATATTTTAAAGATGCTGTAGTTAGCTTGTTTAGTAATTCGGAATCAAACTCGTTCACTTTCATATTCCTAGTATTTATTAAGTCTACGGTCTCTGTTATCTTAGGTTGCCAGTTAAGTTCATCTGGTTGTCCTTGTTCTCCTCCTTGTCTGCATCCAACACAAGGGTGGTTAGTAGCTGTTAATGATTCAAACTGACAGTTATCGCATCTTTGATCTTTATATTTCATTGTTTTTGTTTTTGTTTATACTCCAAAGGTAAACAATTTAACCAATCTACCAAAATATATATATTTTAATATGAAGATAACAGTACCAACAGAGTGGAAGGATATAACATTAAGACAGTATCAAAAGCTTGCAGAAGTACCTAGCCTAGGCTTTGATGACTTAGACAAGCAGCTTAAGATCTTAGAGATTCTTACAGGTGTATCTGATGATTATTTTCTTAAAGTACATCTAACATCGTTAAAAGGTCTTATCAATAAGGTAGACTTTGTAAATAATACTCCTAGTAACTTACGTAAACCTTCTACTGTTAAGATAGATGGTAGGAGATTCGAAGTAAACTATATCCCACAGCAATTAATAAGCGGTGAGTACATAGATTTAATGGAGCTAACGAAGACACAGGATAAGATAAACGAGGGACTGCATAAGATTATACCTATTTACTTAAAGCCTGTTAATATATTCGGTAGAAAAAAGAGAGGTTGCTACGAAAAGACACAAGAGGGGCAATGGA